ATTCTTTTGGCGCGCATCGCCTCACCGCTTCCATCGAAGCGGCCACAGCGTTGATACAGCGGGAACTGCCAGAGATTGATGGGGTCTTGCCTCTTCGCGCTGGCGGCGAGGCATGGCTGTGGCCCGCTCGCGGCCCGTCCTACAAGGGCTGGCGCGTCACCGCCGCCACGCCCGCGCTGTCGGCCTGCGCCGCCTTCTGCCGCGCGAAAGCTGCCATGACCTCTCAGGAGCCCACGCTATGAGCGAGACGGCGCGACTGATTGACGAGGTGCGCAGGGTTGTCAGGCGTGTTGGCGCGACATTCACGCCGGATGCCGAGAAGATCAAAGCCTACGAAGCGGCCATGACAGCAAGACGTAAGCTCAACCACCCGGAGCCCACGCCATGAGCGACACGCCTCAACCCGCCCCCTCCCCTGATGGATGGGGGCAACCGCCGACCATTGAACAAGGGCGGGTGTACGAGGTTGCCGCCCCATTCATTCGGGTTGTCGCGTCGCGGTATGAAGAAGACGAAGACGGCAGGGGGACGCTCTTTTTCGCATCATGGCGTCCCGGCGTCCTTTATGAATGCGCTGGGCCATACGGTGACGACACGCGCGCCTACTGCCACGGCGTTGGTAAAGCCATTTTTCGTTGCGTGTCCATCGCCACGCTGCCGCGCCCTTACCCTGCGCGGGTTTTCTTTACTAGGAGCTTCATCACTCCGGATAAGAAGGCTTTCGGCAAGCAGACGCTGCGCCTAACCACCGTCCCGGCCTTCCGGCGGCGCATCAGCGGATGGGGTCAGCATTATGAAGTGGAGCCGATGCCCGACGACGACGTTCGCGCCATGGTCGAGCAGGAACGCGCTCGCTTCTACGTTTCTCCCCTCCCTCCCTCCCTGGAGCCCACGAGATGAGGTGCGATCAGATGCCAGACCGCAGCTCCGAACAGCACTGGCGAGCGCAGCGCCTACGCAAGGCGGAGTCCGCGATCCAGAAGATCATCACGGACCTCTACACCGAAGACTTCATCCGCGTCGAGCATGTCAGGATCGACACGCGCGAGTGGAGCTACGGAAGCGTCACCCTTCTCACTGCCGATGATCTCGACCCGGAGCCCACGCCATGAGCGACATAACCAAAATCTGGATCACCAAGTACGCGCTGACTGGCGGCATCCACGAGGCGCAGGCGCGGATCAGGGCCGACGGCTACTGCCAAGAAGTTGATGCGGAAGGCAATGTCGTGCCGCTGCACAAGGGCGGCTTCTGGGGCTTTCCCGGCTACACCACGAGCCGGGAAGACGCGATCAAGCAGGCCGAGGCCATGCGCTTGAAGAAGATCAAGAACCTGGAGGCCCAGTTGGACAAGCTCAGGGAGATGACGTTCGCGGAGCCCACGCCATGAGCAGCGAACAACCACGAGAGAACGCACTTCGCCGCATCGTGGCTTTCTTGGACAGCATCGAAGGCGAAGGCGCTGGCTATGGCGGGATGGCTGAATACGAGACCGCCCGCAAGGCGGCGCGCGACATGGCTGATGATGTCGAGTTGGCATACGGCATGTTGTGGCACGCATCCGGCGTGAGAGGCCGATGGGCGATGGAGGCCGTTGACGCCGCTCGGAAGGAACTGCTCAGGCACATTGACAAGCCCGGCCAGGCGCGCGGCATTACGAACGCGAGGGAGCTTTTGGAATGAGCGATCGTGAGATGGGAGACCTGTCGATATCGGGCGTCCTGAAAACGACGAACGACGATCACGCGGGCGAACTCGCTTCCCTGCGAACCAAGCTGGCGAAGGCGGAGCGAGAACGGGACGAGGCAATTGCCGAGGAAGCGCGCAAGCGTCGCAAGCTCCACGAGGATGCTTGGGCCGAGGCCCGCAAGTTCTTAGCTCGCGCCAAAGCCGCCGAGGCCCGCGTCAAGGCGCTGGAGGAGGCGTTGGTCTGGTACGGCGAACAGGCCCGCCTTGCCCGCCTAATCCATAGCGAGGGCGACAAAGGCCGACATGCGCTGGCAGACGACGGAGGTCGCCGCGCCCGCGCCACCTTGGAGGAGCCCACATGACGCGAGAGCAATTGGACGAGCTGGAGAAGCTGGCCGCCGAGGCGACACCGAGGCCATGGTTCGTCCACAACTTCGCGGACCCCGCCGTCTCTAGCGACCCGAGCGCGCATGACGTGACAATCTCCTGCGTCACGCCGGATCATATCACGGTCGCCAGCATGGGCGGCGGGTTCCACGGATACAAGAGCATTGAGCAGGCCGTTGCCGACGCCAGATTCATTGATGCCGTCGGCAACGCCTTCCCCGAACTCATCCGCCTCGCGCGGATCGGGATGGACGCGGAGGAGAGGATCAAGGAACTGCAAGAGGAGCTTACGGACGCGAAGGCTGATGCCGAGCGCTGGGCCGATGCCTATGCGGAAGGGGGATTCCACCTATGACGCGAGAGCAACTGGACAAGCTCGCGAGCGATTTGTTGTCGCAGCCGCCGCGAACGAACCAATCAGTTTGCCTCTTAGTAGATCAAGCCGCCGAACTTATCCGCCTCGCGCGGATCGGGATGGACGCGGAGAACGAACGGAAGCGCCGCGAGAGGCTCAAATTCCTCGGGTTGCTGGCGGGATCAAACTCGGATCAAACTAGGGAGCCCCGCCCATGAGCGCCCCTGACACGAGCACCGCCGCAGGCGAGGCGATGGCAGACAAGCTGGAGAACTGGCAACGCTATGGCGCTTCGGGCATGGGGAAGACGCTCCCCGAGGTCACTTCCGACGCCGCCGCCCTGATCCGCTCCCTATGCGCGGAAAACGATGAACTGAAGGGGCACCTGGCGAAAGCCGTGATTCTATCACGGCGCGTCAGGTACGCTCTGCAATCGAGCGTGATGGACGCAGACTGGCGCGCGGTTATGGAGGCGGTCCGCGCCTACGATGACAGCGTGATAGGGGCCGTGAACCGCGCCGCCATGAAAGGACCCGCCCATGACTGACAGAGAGAAGATCATTGAGGCGATGGCGAAGGCGATCGCTGGGGCGCAAGGGTACTCAGCCGACAACTGGCGAGGTTTCTTCTATACCGCCCGCGCCGCCCTCTCCGCTATTGAGGGGATGGGATGCGTGGTGGTGCCGAGGGAAATTGACGACGGGACTGCCGAGGCGATTTGGGCAGGCGCTTACGGTGAATGGGCGGAGTTCGGCGCTTCTGACAAGGATGGAGGCCGCGCCGCTCATCGAGCAGCTATTGCCGCCTCCCCCTTCGCGAAGGAGACGAGCGATGGATGACAGAGAGAAACAGATCGAGGCGATTGCGCGGGCGGTATGCCGAGCGCACGGCTACGACCCTGACGAGCCCTCTATCAACGTCGATACGGGAGAAAGGCTCCCGTCTTGGCGCGTGTATGTTCATGCGGCAACTGCCGCCCATGCCGCCGTCGCCCCTCTCATCCGAGCGGAGGCGTATGAGCGAGCGGCGAAATACCTTGAGGCCCAGCCAGACAACGGCATTTCGCATCAGGCGCTATGGCGTCACGCCGCCGCCATCCGCGCGCTAGGGGATTCCCCCTCGCCAGGAACTGAGGTATAAGGCGGCCGGCCGGTTGAGCTGACGATGGCAATAGGGCTTGTCCCTCGCCGGAGGCAAGTGGGGCAACCCCCCGGCATCAGGATCTCCGGAGGCTTCGGCTTCTGGCACTATTCGCCCGAAAGGGCAACGAGAAGGGTTGGACGCGGGTGCAAATCCCGCCCCGAAGGCGCAAGCCTTCGGGTGGCTGAGAAGCATAGGCGCAACCCGCCTGTATGAGCGCGGTTCCGAGGGGATGGGGTTCTATCCCGTCCGCGAGGCAACCTGATTAGGCCGCGCTCATACAGTTCATGCGGGCGGCACGGAAGGACGTGCGTTCCGAAGGCGGGCAGTCCGGTTGATCTGGACGTGGGGTCTCGCCAGCTGGTATCAAGCCCAGCCCCGCATGATCCTTACAGACCTTACCCCAGTTTACCACGGGGCGCTATAATCGGCGCGCCTCCCTGAAACGGCAAAAAGCCCGCCGCCCCTTCCGGGACGACGGGCCTCGCTTGCTGTTCCGGCGAAGCGGGATACTCAGCCAGGATTCCGAAGATGGCTCTCCGTCGCTGTAAGATGCCCGGGCACGCCCCGGCGCGCTTGCCCTTCCGGGCGAAGATCAGGGGCGGTTCACTCGCTCTTGCGCCTCGCGCGCCACGCGCGGGCCACGAGCGCGAAGAGCCAGATGTCGAGCACGATCGCGCCAGCCCAGAAGAGCGCCTTTAAAAGTCCCCCATCCCCCAAGAACGATAAGGCTGGCATACTGAAGGCCCGTCGCGATGTCAGTGTAAGACCAGCCGATGAGCGGGCGCGGCCTTGGCAGGCCAACAGGTATCACGCCTTTGTAGGCGAGGAATGCTGTCAAAACGATAACGCCGTGTAGCCCTGCCATCACCAGCGATGGCAGCCTGACGGATTCCCATAGGAGGGATATCAGAATCAGCGCTGCGAACGTAGTGAGGTTCTTGATCGTGAGGTCAATGAGCGGATCGGCGGAGAACTTCCACGCGAGCATGGAAGCGACCCAGCCGGCCGCCATCACGCCCCATACGGGGATGAGGCCGGGCTCGCGCGTGCGGACGGCGTCAGCCCCCGCCGCGAGCAAGACGGCGAGAAACCACGCCGTCCAGACGGTCAAGCCGAGCCCGACGCTCGGCCCGATCCACGCATGATGCAGCGCGGCCAGGACCCCCGCGATGGGGAACGTGAGGAGCGCGATCACTTGTTGCCCCCGCCGTCCATCTTCTGCGGGCGGGGATCAAACGGCGTGATGTCGAGATGGATTTTCCCAAGCTCCCCCTCGACGCCGGAGCAGCGGTCGATGAACGTCTTGCGCTGAAGCGGGCCGAGATTGGGATGCAGGCTGACGAAGGCCCGCATGGTTTCGGTCACGCGCTGATTGCCACGGTGAGCTGCTGCCAGAGCGCGCGCCAAGTCCTCTGCCCTACGGTTCAGGTCTGCCGCCGCAGCGGCGGCTTTAGGCTCGGTCATTTCCCTTCCTCCATGTCCTGTTGAAATACGCGACGGCTCCGGCGAAGACAACGATTGACCACGCCACCCCGCTCCATCCCCACAGATCATATGCCGTGTCGCAATAGGCGAGCACCGAACAGACGGCGGCGGCCTTGATCGTGTTCATTTGCCGAGCGCCTTCAATGCTTGCTGGATGCGATCCCAATAAGTCAGAACCAGAGTGCCGATCAGGCCAAGCGCTGCCTTGATCCCCCAGCTTTCGACCGACTTCAACTTGTCTTCGATAGCCTTGACGCGATGATTGAGCAGCGCCAGCTTGGTTTCGGAGCTTTCCTCGGTCATGGCCAGCAACCTTGCCGAGCGCCGAACGTGTTGTGAGAGACGATGGCGCGAGACAAGACGGGTTCGCGCTGGACAAGCCCAGCCGGATCGTTAGGGCGCGGCATTCGGGAAAACCCGGCGCAATTCTCGGCATTCGGCAGGCAGCCCGCCAAGATCAATGCACAGGCCAACGTCATCGCGAGACGCGGTTTCATTATCAACGCTCCGGCGGTTCTGAAAGGCTTCGATGGTCTTTTGAGCGCGGGCGGCGCGCTCGGCTTGGACGGCGCTATCCCGGATGGCGAGGACGATCCAACCGCAAAGCAGGACGAAGGCCACGCCGCCCGCCAGCATGGCGTAGATGCGAAAGGGGATGGCAGGCATCAGAAGTCCTCCCACTCGTCAGGCCGAACATAGACTTGCGCGTCATGGACAGCGCCGAACCGCTTGGGCGCTTCCTCGGCTTCAATGAGGCGCGGCAGATAGCGGCCGGTGTAGAGCGGCGGGCGCGACGGCAGGTTGCTTTGCCGAGTGTCGTTGTGGCGACGGATCGGCTTTGTGCAATGGGGGCGGAGCTGGCGGGGCATCACGCATCCTCCCCCGCACCGCGCCACGGCAGCGGGCGGCCGGCGTCATCCCAGCGGCGATAGAGCGCATACCCTGCGCTGGCGAGGATCGTGACGCCGAGCGCGAGGCCGATCCATGTCCCGGCGCTGATATGCGGCTCCGCCGTCGTCAGGGCCTCTTGCGCGCTGCCGATCGCGACGCCAGCGCCGCCGAGGCCGGCCACGCCCGCGCCCTGCGCCGTGCCTGACTGGCGCAACTTCTCGCGCGACCGCCCGACCTTCTGCGGCATGGCCCCATAGATCGGTTCGTCGCTGTCATGGCGGCCGTTGAAGTTCGCGTCCTGAATGCCCTGGTACGCCAGCGCTTCCGAGGATCGGCGGCGCGTCAGGCCGGGCAGCGCCTGCCGCTTGCCGGCGACCTTGGCCTTGTTCCACAGCGCGAACGCGCCGGCCGCCTGCTCGTCCTCCCGCCGGTTGAAGAACTTCAGCACCGACGATCTGGCGAACGCGCCAAGCCCGATGTTGAAGGCGAGCGACACCATGGCGTCGAACTGCCCCTGTGTCGGCTCCCGCTTCAGGAGCTTCCGAACGCCGGGCTCGTATTCCGTGGCGAGGAACTGGCGGAACATCCTGAAAGCTTCCTCGCGCGTGATCCGGCGGCCGGGCCGCGCCTCGGAGCCCGTGACGCCGATGCCGATCGTGAGCACGCCCGCCGGGCAGCGGTAGGTTTCAAGGCGCACGCCTTCAAAGGCCGCGATCATCTTGCGGCCAAAATCCGAGGTGTTCATCGGGATGCCTTTCTGCGGGGATCAGGCGTCGTCCGCCGGGATGGTGCGAGGGGAAGTGCATGTAACTGATTTGTTCATTATCAGAGCCTCGCGCTTGCCGCCGAGCGATAGCCGATATGCTGGCAATTTCCGGACGCGGTTGCTGTCAGATTTGCAAATCCTGATCTTGTTGAACTATATGAGCCGTTGAATGCGGCTCCAGAACTATTTGCTATAAACTGGGCTTTGGCAGGATCAGCTACTATTGATCCGAATACAGGGGTCGCACGCTTATCGACAACAAATGGAACGGATAGCTGCAAGATGTTATTCGCTCCCGAAGACGTGAACCCTATGTCGAAAGGCACCCATTCGAAATACCGCTGACATGCGCGCAAATCTGCATCCCACGCCGGCAATTCCCAAGGCGGGGCCGCGCCGATGTTCAGCGGATCGACATAAAGCCCGACGTCGAACAGATCGAAGGTCGCGCCAGCGGTCGCCATCAAATTCGTCTGCGCCGATGTTGTCGCGGCATTGCCGTTCTGCCACCCGGCGACGCCATGCCACGTCGCGCCGGCAGCCAAACAAATTTGGAAAGACATTCCGAGCCCGGCATCTGTCAGCCACGTCCCTGTTGTGGAACCAGGCACCACGAATGTCCTCACGACATCTGTGTTGATCTCGCCGGCTGCAATGGTGAACATCGCGATCCAAGAGCGGCTCGAGTCATGGTTGTGGATGCGGGCGGCGAACGTCCCGGCGACGGATGATCTTACGCCGAAGCGAAGAATCAACTGGCGGGCCGAGGCGGAGCCGAACCGAGCATCGGCGACCATCCAGCCTTCGATGGGCTGGGTTATGACATAGACATCACCCGCCGCGATGCTTGTATCCGCGACCTGAACCGTATGCCGCAGCCTGAACGGAGACCCGCCGGGCGTCACGCTGGCGACCTGTTGCGCCCGCAGCGTCCCGCCTGGGGTCGCGGACAGCCCCGCGATCCACTGATCGACGGTGTAAACGCCGCCAGTCGTCACATCGACCGACGTTGCCCCGCGCTCTTGGCTGATCTGCATCGCGCCGTTGACGATGCGGTTGCGGTAGGTGCCGCCGGGAGGCCCGGCCGGGCCTTGCGGGCCAGTTGCTCCAGTAGGCCCGGCCGGCCCAGTCGGCCCCTGCGGCCCAGTCGGCCCCTGCGGCCCTTCTGCCCCAGGAGCGGCGCGCATTCGGAACGTGGCGGTATTCCGCTGGCGGAGCGTGACTTTCATGCGAAGTTCCCTTCTGAAACAGTCACGGTTCCGTCGAGATATTGCTTTGTCACGAGCGTTCCGTCATGGGTAACAAGAAGGCCGTGCTTGTAGACGCCGACCGGGAGGCGGTAGGTGGGATCAGGCGTCGTGATGATCAGCACGTTTGAGCCCGTGTCGATCGTTACGCCGGAGCCCTCGGTCAGCAAGAGGCTTACGGAACCGCCGACAAGCGAGTATTTGAACGTGAAATCTTCCCACACCAGCGGGCTTCCGGCGGCGTCAACGATTTCGAGACGGGGGAGCATGAACGTTTCATCGTCCGTCATCTGGATATCGAGGCAATAAGGTGCGGACATAGGGTTCTCCAAGACGGGAGAGCCCGCCGGGGATGGCGGGGCGGGGAGGTCGGATGCAGTTTCTGCTAAAGGTGGTTCAGGGCTCGATTATCTTGGGAGTGGCCTGCTTGGCGGCATATGACGAAGGGGCGCATATGTTCATGCCGGGCCTCATTGTCACGACATTGATGCTATGGATGCTTCACCTAATTGGATGGGCGATTGCCGACGGCATTCGTTGGCTCGCGGCTAAACGCCCGTTCGCCCATGTACGTCAGGCGCGTGGCGAGCCCCAAGGAAGCGGGGGCGCTCAGGCTTTCATCCGCGAGACGCCGGAACAGCGCGGCAGACTTGGGATCGATGAGGATATCCGCAAGCTGCGCTGAGTTCTTCCCCATCTGCACTTGCTCATACCAGCCCTTGATGCGCCCCGGAACCTTGATGCCGCCGGTCGCAATGGCGTTGCCGATCTCGCCGACCAACTTGCCGGATTTCATGGCGTCTTGCGCGGCGAGCTTGTCGGCAGTGTTGGACCCGCCCCGCGCGGCCTTGCCGGTCGTTTCAAGAATGTCCAGGAACGTGCGGAAGCCCTTCCACACTTCCGGCCCGCGCGCCGCCGTGATCGCGGCCTCAAGGTTCTGGGCCTGCTGAGAATTGCCCGCGATCTTGGCCGCGAAGTTTGCCCCGCCATAGGCGCTCAAGCCGCCCTGAAGTTTCTCCGCTGCATCGTTGAACACCATTTCAGCGTGTTGGCGGATAAGCTGGTTCGCGACGACGGGCTTTTGCTTAACAAGGGCTGCAACGGCGCTGCCAACCTCTCCCGCGCTGCCGGGAAGCGGATTGGTCGGGAACAATGCCTCCACGGCCTGCTTGGTCGTCACGTCGCGCTGGGCAAGCCGCCCGATGGGCGTCTTGTTCAGCTTGTCGAGGGCTTCGCGAGATGCCGCGATTTCGGTTAGCCGATCGCGCACGCCGGGGAACTGAGCTAGGGCGTCTTCGTTTTGGCGGAGCGCGGCGCGGATCGCAGACGCCGACACATCAAGCCCCTGCCCCCCCGCCCGGTCCAGCACTTGCGTTACAAGATACTGCTCATATGAACGGCGGGCTTCGCTGCTTGCCACTTGCCCGAAAGCGCGGGCCGTGGATGCGCCGCCAGCGTCCAACGCGCCCGGAACGCGCTCGGAGGCCATCTCAAAACGCTTCCCATATTGGTCGCGTTGGACGACGCTGCCGATGGGGGAACCCTCGCGGAACGGCTCCAAGGGGCGCGACGCGGCCTCGAAATTGCGGCGCGCTTGGCCATATGCCGGAACGCGCTCAAGAGCCTGATCAAGCGTGCCAAGCGCGCCTTCCAACTCGCGGACAGCGCCGTTTGCCCCTGCCCTCTTGGCTTGGTCGATAAGGTCAGTGATCGCGACGCGGGAATTGTGGAGCCCCGCAACGGTATTGTCTATGTTGCCTTCCGCGTCCATCAGCGCGCGGCGGGCGGCGGTCAGCCCATCGCGGACAGAACCTTTCGCCGTCGCGAGCTGTGCATCAAGCGTCTGCAAGACGGAAGACGCATCAACTTGGCCGAACTGCGTCGGGCGGAGCCCAACAACCGGCATTCGCTCTGTTTGGTTCAGCGCGGCTTGACGCGCGGCAATAGCCGCTTGGCGCTCGGCAGGGTCGAGGAGGATCGGGATTTCCGGTCCGTCATTATGCTTCGTCACATTGCGGAAGCCGAAGCCGCCGTCGAGCGGGATCGTTGCCGGGGCGTTGCGAGCCGCGCCATAGTCTTGATCGGCAAGCGCCGCGCGCATTCCCTCGCGGCCTTCATAGACGCGGCGAAGCTCAGGCTGGATAACCTGCCCTGCTTGCTCTGGCGTCACGCGCGGCCCGGCAGCCCATTCCGCCTGAAAAAGGGCGCGGCCTTGTGGCGTATCCATGACCGCGCCGCGCGCCGCTGCGCTTACATCATCAGCAAGGCCAGAGGGTGACGCCGGGAGCGTGCCGATATTGTCGAACTGCTGGCGTGCGGCGGCTTCGATTTGGCCGGCGCGCTGCGACATGACTTCATTGAACCGCGCCGCGCCTTCCGGTCGAGAGGCCGCGCCCGCGCGAATGCCGCCAAGGTTCACGGCTCCGTTCGTGACTTGGTTCAGCGCTTCATCCCACGTCACTGTGATGCCTTGGGCGGCGGCCTCATCAATGCGAGCGGCGGCGGCTTCCACTACCTGACGGTTCAACTGAGGGCCGGCGGCCGTGCGAAGGGCTTCGTTCGTGGGCCGGCGGCCCATGGCCTGAACACCCGCCGTAGCAAGGCCGCCCGCAAGAGCGCCGCCAAGACGGGCATAGGGCTCCGCAGCCGTCCCCTGTGTGACTTGCCCAGCCGTCTCCGATGCGAGCGCCGGAACAACCGCCATCGCCGCCCGCTGGCCTACCGTGCCGCCGGGCAGGACCATGCCGGGGATGAATTCGGCGATCGTGCCCGCGTACTGGCCGGGGACGGTCTGCGGCTTGTAAAGCGGGCCTGTGACCTTTTCGATCCCGGCCTGGATTTGGTCGCCCGTTTTCAGGCCCTGCCCTGCTCCGCCCCAGCGCCTGATTTGCTCTTCGTAGCTCGGCGCATCCCAATTCTGGCCGTCAGAGCGAACGCCACTTTCCACGCGGCCAAGGGTATTGCGGTAAACCCAGTTGTACCCCTGCTGCGCAGCGCCCGGCAGCCCCGCCAAGCCCGCGACGCCCTTCGCCAGCCCGGACGGGACCGCCTTCGCAACATCGGTCGCCGTGGCCGCCATGGCCGACTGTGGAGCGGTCGCCCCCGCCGCCTTGCGCTGCGCTGTCTGCTGTCTGACAACGTTCTGGATCACATCCGGCGACGTGCCGGGCGGGAACTCCAGAACCGTACCGTCGAAAAGCTCGGCTTCAATGGTCATTGGATCTGGTTTCCGTTTTCATCGAAGCGGAGGCGCTGGCGAGGCGCTGTGGCGGGAGGATTGCCAGGGGCGGCCTGAGTAGACGGAGCGCCGCCTTGAGAGCCCGCAGGGGCCTTGCCGCCCGTCTTGGCGGCGTCAATCACGACGCGCTCTAGCGACTTCGCCTGCTTCTGCACTTCGTTAAGCTGCCGGAACCCCTCTTTGCGGTCGATATCGCCGTTCAGGATCATGCCCGAGATTTCGGCGCGGCGAAGCCGGTTATCCGCCAGAGCGTCAAGGGTATCAACGATGATGCGGTTGCCTTCGGGGGTGCGGACAAGCGACGGCAGCGCGCTCTTGAACATGCGCGCATCGAAATCGGAGGTCGCGCCAGAGCCGGGAACGCGCTGCTGCGGCGTCAGCTTGTCAACGAGCGCCGTGTAGGCTTCAATCTCACTGACGTTCGGGCCAACCTTAATGCCGCGCTCGGCAAGCCATCCCTGGATGGCCGCGCCGGAACCTAGCAGCTTGATCTGCCCCCCAAGCTCGCGAAGCTGCCCGACAAGGGCCTTATCCGTAACCGCCGCGTCGCCGTCTTCCATGAGCTTTGCCGCGCGCTCGGCCAAAGCCTTTCCTGCTGTCTCCTGGAATTTTGTTTCGCCCTTGGTATCGACATTGACTGACGTTCCGGGGCGGATGTCCCTCTGGTACTGGACGATATCGCCCTGATAGCCTTGCCTGACAGCGCGCTCGTAATTGCGCTGAAGGTCGGTCGGGCGGTCGCCGCTGCGCTGCTCCTTCGCCCATTCGTTGCGGCGGTCGAGGATCATCTTCGCGTAATCGCGCTGACGGTCGCTCGCCCCGCTGCTGCCCATGATGCCCATCAGCGTCCGGTTGTCCAGATCAGGGCGCGGATCATCCGGGGGGAGCGCTTGCCGGGCCTGTGCATTGATGGCAGGCGGCGCGGCGTCGGTCGCAACTGCGGGCTGCGCTTGCGCCATCTGCGGGCGTGGCGTGAAGTTCTGGCCGGGCGACATAGGCGCGGCTGCTTCAACCGGAGCCGCAGCCTGCATTGCCGGGGGCATCGCGGGCTCGACCGCATTCGGGTTGAAGGCGCTCATGAACTTGCGCTCGTAATTGGCGACAGACGTCCCGAGGATGTCCTTCCGGTTCGGGTCGTTCATGCCGCCTTCGCCAGCGAACCACGCGCGCGCCGCGCCCGCAGGGCCGTGCCTGGCTTGCAAGCGCCCGAACTCGCCACGGAAAACCGCTTCCTGCGCTTCAGGCGAGGCAAGAAACTCCTGCGGGGTCATGCGGCGGCCGACGTACTTCTCCGTCCATGGGCCAACGTTCGCGCCCATCACCTGATACTTGCCGAACGCGCGGTCGCCGGTCCTTGTGGACGGGCCGACTGCATCGTACCGCCCGCCGCTTTCGATGCGAGCGATCGCGGCCGAAGCGTCGCCGCCTTCGCTAGCCGAAGCAGGGCGCGCGCCAGACTGCCCCCCTCCGAACAACATCTCGTCAATGCGCTGCTGAGATGTGGACCTGTTCTGGGCCTGCCCTATCTCGAATTCGAGCTTCTTCCGCTGGAGGTCGCGCAAGCCGCCTTGCTCCGCCATCGCGAGCGCCTGCAACGCCGAACCCGTATCGCCAGTTCGATACGCGATAGCCGCAAGGTCGCCAAGGCCGGGCATGGCTCCGCCGTTCTTCGCGATGGCTTCCTCTGTCAGGCGACGGCGCTCGTTGTCGTCAGCAATGGCCCGGCTCTGCTTGAAGCTGCCGAAGAACTGATTGCCGAGCTGCCCCAAAGGGGCGAAGTCCATGACCGGAGGCCCCAAGCGCCAAGGTTGCACCATTGTCTATGCCTCGCTATTCAAATTCGCCGTCAGGTTCCGGCGAAAAGGCTCCAAACGCCCATATTGCCCATCGGGCCAGCCCCGCCGCCGCTCATGCTGCCAAGGGAGCCCAGCCCCCCGCCCCCCATCATGCCGCCGAGCAATTGCGTCCCGAGGCTGCCCAACTGCATCCCGAAGTTGAGCCGGTTCTGTGCGGCCGTCTGCCCCGCCATCAGCGCGCCGGTTCCCGCGCCCGTAATAGTCTGGGACCGCTGGCCTATGTTTGCGAGAGTTTGCCCCGTAGCGTTCTGAAGAACGCCGCTTTCAAGCCCGGCGAAGCCAGTGTTCACGCCCGCGCGGTCGCGGCCATATTGAGCTTCAAGATTAGCAAGCCCCTGCTGGATACCCGCCTGCGCTCCTGTTGCAGCGAAGCCCCTGTCGGAAATCCCCCTGACGCGATCCTGCCAGTTTCCGTATTCTTGGTCGGCCATATTGCCGGCGCGGTCAGAGATGGCAGCCATCGTGTTGCCTGAACCAAGCGCGCCAAGAGCAGATTGCCTGCGGGCGACCGCATCGCTGGCCTGATCAACGCGGAATTGATAGCCCGGCCCCGCCCGGAACGCGGCGACAGCGCTATCGCGCGCCGCAGGCCCCCCGAGACCAAGCGAGCCTTGATAGATCGCATCCGCAGCCCGCCCGTCCTGCACATACGGGTTGAAGCGGTCAATCGCGCCCTGATATTGCGGACGCGCCGCGTCTATTCCTTGGCCAAGGAACGCAAGGGACCCTTCGCGGCCCCGCCCGAGCGCGGCAAGACTTTCCGCCCTGCCCGCTTCGATTGCGCGCTGCATCTCGGCGGCGTCCTGTTGGGCCTGCGTAGCCGCCCACATACCGGCAAGCCTGCCGGCGCGGCCTGAAAACGGTGAAGCCATGGTGGAACCTCGCGCTTCTGAGAATTTTTGGTTGCGCCAGCGAGCGCGATCAGTTTACAATTTCCATTGTTCGATTTCCTCAGGGGAGATTGACGCCTTGGCCGGGGGAGCGTTGCACCGCTTTTCCGGCCTACTTATTTGCGCTTTGGGTGCCGTTCCTTTACGGCCAGACACGCCTTAAAGTATGCCTTCAGATTGGTGTCATCGCCAGTTGCGGACTGATGAACGAGCGCATCGGCAAGGTCAGACAATGGCGGATATGCGGCAGCGCGTGCGGCCTTGTAACCAACACTAACCTTTATCTTCATGGCTTGGTTAGCCTGTATTTGCCGGTCAAGTGCGTTGCACTTTCAACGATGACATCATACTGGCCGGGCTGGTCGAAGTCGAAATCCGCCACGCCGTCGTCAATTTGATGCTGGTCAAAGCCGACGATCACCCGGCATGGAACGGGGAGACCGCGCAACGAAAGGCCGTCGATGACAGCGGGGCATTCCGTCTTCGGCTCGATAGTTTTCGTCACGACGTTGACGCGAGAGTTAAGCGGGGGCGCTGGCCCGCCGATAATCCAGTTCCCGCCACGAGCCTGCATGTCCTCAACAAATCCGAGCGCCATGGAGCCATGTTGGATTATCGCCCCGTTATCGGCATACTCTAGGAAATTGACATATGGCCAAACGTACGGCGACACGCTTGTTTCGCTCATTACCGCGCTAGCTCCAGAACTGAAATCGTATTTTCGCCAGTTCCATTAGTAATGCCGTTCCATACGTTTTGCGAATCGAACGTATACACCCCCGCCGCGCCTGCGGTGTATTCCGCCTGATATGTTGTCGGCAATGGGGCTCGATATGTAAACGACGGATTCGCGGGAATATCTTGGAAAAATCCACATGGTTTCTGGAAAAAAAGCCCGCCGTTAACATATATATTGACTAGCCCCGTCGCTGTGGCCGGATATATGTTAATCCCGCCGGGGTTGCCCGTCCACGAGGCTATTACCAGAACGCGAGCGCTTGCCCGCAACGTCATCGATACGGTCGCATTTCCTGTCGATGTATTAGTGGCGAGCTGTGTAATCGCGTTGGAAGCCACCTTGTCGGTCGCGATCGTTCCATTGACGGTCAGCGCGCCGTTAATGGCCACATCGGCGGTAAACTGAAACTTTCCGCCGCTGTATGTCCAAACGGGCGTTGCGCTTCCGCTATCCACAAACCGGAACTTGTCAGCAGTGAAGGCCAGCGCAGAGCCGCCGCCTGATAGGGCGATAGCTTCCATCCCGGCGAAGGCGTCACCTGCCGCGATAAACCAACCATACGCGGCCGTTGCGCCGCCAGGGGCGGCCTTGGCGGCAAGGTAAACCGCTCCGTTTGCCGAAATGTCGCCAACGCTGGCCTCAACCGCCGAGACTTGAGTTGCCAAGGCTGCATCGGCATCGGCGCGGGCCATGGCCTCCGTAGCGACTGCGGCGGCCACGCCATCAACGCCATCAGAAACTGAATTAATCCTCGTGTTGGTGTTCGCGACATTGGCCTTCATCCAAGCGCGGACAGCCTGCTCATCGTTTAGAAGAAAATCAGTTGGCAAGCCCCTTTCGTCCGTCCGACGAACCGATTTCGGCATAACCGCTGGAATGGTAAGCGGGTCGAAATCAGTCATTACGGCCGCCTCACGTCAAGACGATCAGCCGCCGCCCCCATGAAGGAGAACGGCACGCTTTGATTCCATCGAAACCGCACGCTGATGCCATGATGCGTTGAGAGCCCGAGGTTGCTGACGGACAGCGGGTAGGCCTCCGCATCGGCGATTGACCGGGTTAATTCCGTTGACCAGGTTTTGCCGCCGTCATGGCTCCACGAAACATAGATGTTCATGTCGGCGGCCGTGAAATCAGCGAATAGTCGGGTCGCGACGCGCGACGGAAAGTCCTTCAGCGGCCCTGACTGGATAAGTCCCGATCCGGGCTCGCCGCCCAGACCAAGGATCGCGCCTGACGTATTGTCGCCAAAGAGCCATGAGCCCTGATGAAAAATGGACTGTTGAGCGCGCCAGCGGGCGGTTCCGGTCTGGCGCTCGTGCCATGCCTTTTCGGCAATGTCGTAAACCCAAGTGCCGAGGTTACTGGATACCGACACGAACTGCCGGCCCTGCCAAACGAACACGTCAACGTTGACCGTCGAGGCGGTTGAGGATGTTATGAAGCGGTCAACGTCGGGCGTCGATATCGTGGCCGTCTCGTAGCCTGACAGCGCCTTGACGGTCCTGTCTGACGCCACGAAGAACAGCGGGCCAGACCACGCTTCCTGATAGCCGCCGACCGCCATCGTGGTGAGCAGCCCAACCGGGATGACCGTCGCCGCGCGTTGCAGCGGGAAGGGCGACGTTCCGACGTTCTGATAAGGCTCGATTGTCGATGCCCCGAAGGCGTATGCGATGTTCCCTTGGACCGCGATGCGAAGCAGCCCATCGGCCCGCGCTTCCGCCGTGGTGAAGCTCAGAGCGTTGACGGCGGTCGTGTTCAGGTCGGTCGCGAAAATGCGCCCATCGGGAACGCTGAACACGAAATAGCCGCCGAGGAAGTCAACGGAGTTGACCGTTTCCGGCAAGTCGGCGTCCGGGTAGCTGCTGACATCCGTGGTGGTAAGGACGTAGGCCCCGCCGCTTTCGCGAACCGCCACCACGTTCGGCGCTGACGCGCCGGCCGCGACCCTGTTGTTGCGCGCCAGCGTGACGCCATCGGTTCCCGGTATAGTTCCGGTCAGAACGTTCGCCGTCCCGCCGTTGATGCGGACGACGGAGCCGTTGAACACGACATAGATATCGCTGTTGACGGACAGCAGCCCGCGAATGCCGCTCCCGGCCGTCGTGGCGAATGTCGTGACGCCGGGGGCGGGCCGAACGTAGCTCCTGCCGCCCTCCGTCACGCTGTAGCAGTTGAGGTAGCGCCCTTCGCCTTCGCCAGGGCGCGCGCCCGGCGTGGATGACTTGGGGAACGGAAGCGGGGGCATCAGTAAACGCCGTCGTTCCTGCGCATCATCAGGGCGGGGTCGACGCGAAGCGGAGCCCCCGGAACGTTCTGCATCCTGTAGATGCGGCGCAATTCGTCTTCCGCCTGCGCAATGGCCTGATAGTTGCGGGCGCGGCCGAATTTGGGAGCTGCGGCTTCCGCAAGGCAAACGGCCAATGCGTTGAACGCCTCATCGGGGACCGTATCGGCGTCGGCCAAGTAATAAATATTGCGGGCCGCCAGCGAGGCTAGAACGGCTTCGATGCGCTGCTCTACCCATGTCACATCGTCGGCGTTAGGCGTCTGACCGGACGCCAGCGAAAACAATTCGCCTAAGGCTTCACGGGTCAAATCGGCTTTGACATAGGCCATGCTTGCCGCCTCCGCACAAAAAGAAGCGGCGGGAGCCGAAGCCCCCGCCGTCCAATCATCAGCCGCCGAAGCGGGTCACAAGGCGCGGGTCGATCAGGCGACGGCCATAAAGCACGTCCATGCGCCACGTGCTGCGGTCGTTCGTGCCGTCATAGAACGGAATCACGCGGATGCTGATGCCATTCTTGGACTCGCGAGCGCCGTCAACGGAGCCGGGCGGCAGAACCATCGGGACCATCGCAAGAGCAAAAGCATTCTTGTGATAGGCGATGTTCTGACGGGCCGAAGAGCCGCCTGTGCCCAGCACCGTGATAGCCGCGTTGTCGGCCGGGGCCGCGTTCACGGTCTGATACGGGCCAGACGTGATGATGGGCGGGCTGATCGTCAGCGTCGCCGGGCCGGTCGAAGCGCCAGAGTTCGCGTCGGCCGTCACAACGAACTGTTGAAGGAACGGCAAAACGGCACGGGTTTTCGGGTTGACCGCGAACACGTTGGCGATGGTGAACACGTCACCGGCGCGAACAATATTCGTGGTCGAGTTGGTCCAGCCGTCCGTGACGAGCGTCTGCGTCCAACTGTTTCGGGCCGTGTCATACGTGACGTTTTGCGCAGCGCCGTTGACCAGCGGGGTGCCCGTGGCGACGCCGACCGTATGCGTCGGCATGACCTGCGTCATCAGCGTTTCGACGCCGCCAAGCCGGCCGACCGACCCGTCGCGGTAAGCGGAAGTGACAAGCTGCGGCGCGTAGAGGTTCGTCTGAGAGCCGGAGAGCGCCCAGAAATCAGACGGGTTGAGCGCCGCATAGCGCATGTCGTTGGGGATCGCCATTTCGTCCATCCGCTGCGGGGCGGCAGCGAACTTGGCGAAGCTGTTGACCGCCGCGCCGGGCGTGCCGACAAAATTGTAAGCGCCCTGGTACATGACGGCCATGCAATCGCGCGCAACTTCGTTCACGATGTTGATGACCGCAGGCTTCAGAATGCGCTCACCAACATCCTTGATCGAAAGCGTGAGGTCCTGCGAAGTAAGCTGGAAATCAACGCCGCGCACCTGATCGACGGTAAGCGGGACCTTCCCCTCGATGACAGCCTGAGGAGATGCCGTGATGGTGTTGCGAACCGTGAAATCGGCGGGCCGACGAATGTCGACCGTGGACCCAACTTCATAGCCGTTCACCCTCTTGTCGAACTCGGGCTCAATGGCGCGATAGAACGTGCCAAGAACGTCAAGCTCGTTGTCAAGGATGGCAAGCGACGCCTTCGCCAGAGCGTTGGTGGTAAGAATAGTAGACATTTTTCACCTATTTTCTCGCAAACATAGCCTTAAGCTCATCGTGGCTGGCGGTTTGCGCATTGAAGCCGGGGGAGGAGCCGCCGCCGACAGGTCGGATGGGCTCCGGTGCGTTTGTTTGAGTGCGAGCGCGCGGCATATGAAGCCGGCCCTCCAGGCGTCCAATCTGTCGCGCCAACTCTCGGCCAGATAGTTGATTGATCTCCCGAAGGAGATTCCAGTTTTCTGGCCTGGAAAGATGGTATTGGAGAAGAGGTGCCTTTTCGGATGACATGATTTCCCTAGCCAATTCAGGCGTTGGGATGATCTGAGAATTTGCGCTTTCCGCTAAGACCTTATCGAAGTCCGGGATTACAGCGCGCACCTTGGCTTTGGCCTCGACGTAAGCCCGCTCTTGCTCAGCTGCCAGAAAGGCACGTTCAGCCTCGCGGGCTTGCTTCCCGGCTTCAGCTTGCGCTGTTAGGATGCGCTTCGCGGCTTCATACGCGGTTGACGCTCGCTCAAACGCCAAATAGTCGCCGGGATAGTCAGCTTCCTTTGGCGGGTCGCCTAGTCCGGGAATGGTCGGCTCGATGCCGCGCTGGGCTCGGGCTTGTTCAAGCTCGGCTTCCAGTGCAAGGGCGCGGGCCTTCCATTTCTGCGATCCGGGAACCGACTTGCGCTTGGGCTCGCCAGCGTCCTCCGTTTCGCTTGCCTCATTCGTTGCCGGCGTTTCGGACGGCTCATGGCCATCGGGCTTCGTCAGATCAACGGAGGCGGGCGTCGTTGCATTGTCGGCATTGGCCAGCGCTTCGCCAGCCCCAGCCGAAGCAAGGGTCTCGTCAGTCATCCTATGTTTCAGGGGTTGCGGGCCGTGGCCCTATCATCGGTTCGCCAGCCCCACGGCCAGCGTCTTCCGAAGCTCGGTTGCGGGCCGCGCTATGCGCGCCGCGAAATCAGTTATTCGGCCGCCGGCCACAGGGTCGCGGCGTCTTCTTCGGTGAGCATCAGCGCGGCCCATTCGGGCGGGGTGATCTCCTGAAGCGTGACGGTCTGCCCCTCGCGGCTTGCGGCGAGGGCCATGATGGCGTCTGCGCTGGCCTGCAAAAGCTGCCCGGCGGCGACGAAGCCGGCGAGGATCGCGGCGAGGTCGCCAGAGCGCTCGGCATGGACGGGGATGGTGAGGGAGCCATCCCATTGCATCCACCACGATCCATCGAGCGCCTGCCGCCACGGGAAGGCATATTCGGTGACGTTGTCCGCCATCGCTGGCGATTGCGACAGATGATAGACCGAATAGCTGACGGCGGAGGCCGTCGCTTCGGTGTCGGCGGGCATGTAGTGCATGTCAGGCTACCGGGATGTTGTAGGCCGCGGACTGCTCTTGCCGCAGGATTTGCTCGTCAGCGGCAGACAGCGCGCCTGCGAACCAGATGTACTGCTGCATGGAGCCCTGAAGGCCGCGGTTAGCCGTGTCCGACATCATCACGAGGATGTTTGTCGCGGGCCAGTTCAGCGTCCCGGCCGCCACGTCCACGACCGTCACGCCGTTGCGCCGCGCGGCGACACGGGCCGCGTCCTGCCGGAACAGCGCGACGGACGGGTCGGGCGAGTATGGCCATGAGCCGGCCGACGAATAGGTGTTGCTCGCGCCATTGCGAATCCGGACGCGATTGGACCCGCCGAGCGCGTTGCCGAAATCGAGCATCGCTCCGGTGCCGGCTCCGGTCAGTTCGCCGTTGGGCAGGGTCGCGTCGATCCCGAAGACCGCCGCAATCGTCCGCTGCTCGCCGGATGCGACCGTGAGCGGGAAGGAGAAGCCTTGGTTGTTGCCTTGCGAGGTCAGCGCCGGGCGGCCGTTGCGGGTCTCCATGACGCCGGCATTGGCGAGCCGAAGCTGCGCGAGCTGCGTCGCCTGCACGCCATGGCGGACATTGCCGCTCTGATCGTAGGGTGTCGCCAGGAACAGGCTGCCGGGCTCCGTGACGGCTGTTCCCAGCGTCTGGATGTAGAAGCCGGCCGTCGAACCCGCGCTGACCTGAGAGCGGAGCACGCGGAGCGTCGCGCCGACCGTCGAGAGCAGGTTGGAGTTGCCGTTGGCAAGACGAATGAAGAACGTCGTGGAGCCGGCGACGAGCGTGCGCGTGATCGAAATGCGGAAATTGCCGTTGGCGAGCGCCTGCGTCGCGGCGGTGATACCAGCGTCAACCGCTCCGATCGCACCCGTGGCGCGGTTGAACCATGCCTGAAGCGTGGAGCCATCGTTGAGGATGGCGAGCCGGACCCATGGCGACGTTCCGCCGGCAGGGTCGATTTCGGTCGACAGCGTGGCCGGCCCGTTGGGGACGGTGAGGATTTGGGACGTGCCGGCTGAGTTGTTGGTCGTGACGGTCAGGTCCGTCGCCGTGGCCGTGACGAAGGTCTTGCTCCAGGCGGCGTTGCTCTGATCCTCTGACCAGAGAAACGCATTATTCGCGCCGACGAACGCCTCGACCTGATCCACATCAAGATCGCCGGGAGCGGCGACCACCGTGACCGCCGTGTCGGCCAGCGGGCGGGCATTCATTCTGCGGCCGATTTCGACGTTCGGCAGGTAGTAGCGAACGGTGAAATCGATGGCCGCGCCTGACGTGACCGTGATCTCGTTTTCAATATCGACGCGCCCGGTGTTCGCGACCGTCGTCCGCGACATGCCCCAGCGCTGAAGCACTGCGGTCGGTGACATGGCGACACTCGTTGCGTTGATGAACGCGCCGCCGGAGTTCCGATAGGTCGCCCGCAGGACATTCGCCGTGACGCCAGCGAACGAGCCCGCCACCAGCCTGACGCCGAGCGAAGCGAAGAACTGGACCTCGGCCCCGACCGGGTTGACGAATCCGAGCACAGGCCGCAGCTGGCCCCCCGCCGTCGCCGTGCCGGCGAACCGCACCTCGACGTAGGACTGCAAATCCTCCGTTCCGAGCCCCGTGACGCTCGGCGTGATGCCGAGCTGGACCGGGAGGCTCCACCCGGTCGGGGGCGGGCCGCCGACACCCGCGCCCGCTCCGGACGGGTTCGGGAGGATGTTCTGGCGCGTCTGGAACGTGGTCGCGAAGCCGATGTCCGTCTCGGCATTGTCGGTCGAGCGGCGCGGGCGAATGAGCGGGCCAATGTAGGCCATGCGCAGCCGATACAGCGCCCACGCGAAGGCGGCCGGCGTGCTGATCCGGTCGAGCGGCAGCGCTGGCGAGCCCCTCGGGGATCTGAACCGGCTTCGGAAACGGTTCACGCGCCGCGCCCCGTTGTCAGGACAAGCGTAGTCGAGCCGGCCTCTGTTATGGCTGCTACATGCGTTTCGGTTAGGTCAACCTGAAAAACTTCAGCCGTTCCGGGGAGAATAGGCATGCCAGCCGCGACCGTTGCCGCAACGTCCGAGCCGCCAAGCGCGATACGAGCGACGGTTGCCCCGATATTAGCGATGCGCAGGTCGGCCGTGTCAAAAGCGTTGACTTGGGGCGTGCGGGCGATGCTCGCCGTCGTGGCGCTGACATTTAGCGTCACGCTCGGGCCGAAGGGGTGAAAAACGTCAATGCGGCTAACCATTGTCGAACCTCTCAACAAACCCTGTGGGCGGCCTCCCGGCCTGCGCTTGCGCGCTGATCGCCTGTGCAAGCATTTCCATGCCCTGCCGGATGGCATCGCCTTGGGCCGCGATAGCCTGTGACAGAACCTCAACCGGCGTAGGGCCGACTGTCGATGGTTCGGCGGCTTCCTTGCCAAGTCCGACGGACGCCGTGCTTGCCATGTCGCGCTCCATGCGGCGGCGGATCGCTTCGGCGTTCAAATCGACCTCGGTCAACGCGGCCTTTTCCATGACCTTCAAGTTGATCGCCTCAACCGGATCGGGCTGCGGAGGCATCATGGGCTCGGCGGGCCGGGGAGCCATCAGCGACATTTGCGCCGCTTGCAGTTCAACCTCGGCTTTCATGGCGTCAGCTTCAGCCTTGCGGGCCTGAGCGGCCTTCATGGCGAACTCGGGGCGGGCCATCACTTCAGCCTCAACCTGCTGAGCGATCATTTCAGGCGGCTGGGCCTGCTGTTGCGTGCCCTCGCCCATCCCGTCCTCTTGCTCCGCAGCCTTGATGACTTGCGGCGGAATGAGCGCCCTTAGGCGCTTCGCGAACTCATCCTTGTGCGGCCAATCCTGCGCTTGGGCGACCAGATCGCCGGCTACCTGCATCGCATCGGGGAAGGCGCGGATGAATTCGATCATCCCCTCTTTCGCTTCCTCGCGCTTGGTCGTGTAGGACGGCCCTTGCTCCAGAACAACGTCGTATTCGCCGGCCGAAATGTCATTGATCAGCAGCGCCGCCGCCGCATCCTCGCCAGCGTCTTCAAGACCCCCAGGCTGGTTGATCGCAACCGTGTCGATTTTGCCATCAACGCCCATGACGCGGAATACGCGCGTCGTGTCGTAAATCCTTGGCATCAGGTCGAGAAGAGCGCGACCGGTATGGCGGATCGCGCGGCCGAAGTTCTGAGAATAGACGTAGCTGCCAACGTCGCTTTCACGCTGGCGGGCCATGATGGCTTTGCCGCTCGTCTCATTCGACCGCTGCCCGAGCGCCGCATCGTAAATGCCTGTGATCGCCTTCATTTCCTCGGCGGCGAGGGCAATGCCGTCGGAAATGCCCTGCGAGCTTACGGGAGGTTGAGAACGCTGCGGCGGGCCGGGCGCTTGCGGGTCTGGCGTGTACGGCAAAAACGGATGGTTTTGCGTATTGGCGGTCTGCCAAACCTCGGCATAATCCCCGAACTGCTTTTCCGTGCCGATGAACGGGCTTTTCGGCTGAAGCGCCACGATCTCCGTATGCGCACTGCTGAAATAGTTGTAGCGGCGCTGGGCATCCTTGATGAACTCGATCAGGCCCCAACGGATGCGCTCGCGGCCGATCTGCGTCTCCTCGCCAAAAACGGGAATAATCGGGAACTTGACGCCCGGCCATTTCTTCGGCGGCTCCAGCACATCAACGCCGGTAATGACGGCGCGATAGATGCACGGGGCGTTTCTCTCGATTTCCTTGCCGCCAGCGGCGAGCGCTGCCCCCGCGTCCGGGTCATCAGCCGGGATCAAGCGGCCTTCGAGGTTGATGAATTTCCGCTTTTCCATCTTGCGGTAAAAATATTCCGCCACGCGAACCGTGTCGCTCGTGCACCAGTCGGTCCAGGTTCCGGCGAACTCGCTCGGCTCCGTCGTCATGCCGGTGATTGACGCATCCGGGTAGCGCTCTTTGAAAGCGTCAACCGTGAAATCAACCGGAACAAAGACGAACTCTGCGTCTTCGCGCGTCGGAAGGCGGCTGTCAGGGTCCCAAACGATGCCGACAGGATCGTCAACAGGGAGGATGCGAAGCTCCTGTTCCATTGACGTATCCGAGGCATACTCGGTCACAATCCGCCACGCGCCATAGCCGCACGCGACCACATCATCCGCCGCCTTAGCGAACGCTATAGAAGGAGCATCGGAACGGTTTTCGACATGGCGAAGCAACTGCTGCCGCATTTCAGCGGCCTTCCGAGCGATAACTTCGCGGCGCTTTTCGTTTGGCTCATCGTCGCCAATGCCCCCAATGGCGATGACGCGGACGGCAGGCTGGGCCATGCGGATATCGTTGCTCACCTGCTTGACGAAGCTGGGGCATCGGTTGATTGTCTGGCAGGGGCGGCCTTCAGCCTCGCGCTGGGCTTTGACTTGGCTATCCCACTGGTCACCGGCCATGAACCGAAGCGCCTCGTAAGCGCGCAGTTTGTTCTTCCGGTCGGCTTCAATCGCGCGCTGGTATTTCTTGACCGCATCGGCAATGAAGTCAGCGTCTGTCATGCTGCCATCCATCCGCCAGAGACGCGGGGAATGCGCTTCGCATGAACCGGCGAGCGAGAGGCGCGCTCACGAACAGGCTCGGCGAATGTCAAGATGATCGCGTCCCACTCGTCAGGGGAACGAACGCCGCGAGCGCGCATCTTTTCTTTGCTTTCGATGATGAGCCGCTGATTGGCATCATAGCCGTATGTCGGCGCGCAAGCGTCAGCTTGGATCGCGTCGCTATCAGGCAGGGCAACGCCGCCTGGCTCTTTGAGCCATTCAAGAGAGCGCATATACATTTCCGCCCTCCTGTTTTTCGGGCCTGGGCGCTTATCGCCATTCTCGAGGATCGTAATGGGCTCCATTGGCTCGCCGCCGAAGTTCACGGCTACAGCAATGGACTCGTAAGGCTCGCCCCACGATTTCAGAATATCGAAGACGCCAGCGCCAACGCCGCCCACGTCGATAAAGACGCGATCCGGCTTATCGGCATCAATCACCTGTTTGACCCAGTTCGCGCCGGCCACGTTGTCGAGCTTCGTTCGGCTTTCCACCTTCTCGACCTTGCGGCCCCTTCGCCACGCTATCGAGAAGCGGTCGTCACCGAAGCGAGCCGGGTCAACGCCAATGACAAGCGGCCCAATGGCTTGAACCTTGGCTTTACGGGCCGCGACGATAAGCTCCGGCGCAATGTAGCTGTCATGCCCGCTCATTTGGAAAGCCTCGGCGGCTGTGGCGGGATATTCCTGCTTAAACAGAACCGGGTCTTTCAGTTCTGCGACCTTTGCGCGACGCCACGCCATTTGCTCTAGCGTCAAGCCGTAGGTGGTCGCGTAAGTCTGCTCTTCCTCGTCTAAGGCAAAGCCGGGCGGAACAGGGCGGGCATATTCAGCTTGCCAGAACCACGGGATGAAGATGGCTTCGTAATCACCGATGCCAGCTTCGGCCTGCTGCCAACGCTCGTGGAACTCGCCGCCAACGCCATTGGCCGTGCTTTCCAGAACGACTTCTGTCCCCGGCAAATCAGGGATGGCCTGGACGACGCCCGCAAAGTGGCCTGATGCGTTAGGCCAGAACGCAACTTCCGATCCATGGAACAACTGGACCGTTTGAGAGCGCCCAACTGACTTCGCACCAGCGGTGCCGACTGCATATCCACTATCGAGGCGAGGGAACGAAAGCTCTTTTGCGTTCGCTGCCCCGGTCTGCGGTTTGACCAATGGGCGGTTGTGCTCGTGATACCGCTCGACCATGCCGAACAGGTTGTCGGTCGCGTCCTGCTCATGTGTGAGAATGAACACGCGAACGCCGCGCTTGTGGGTTGCCCGATGGTAGAACCGCGCCCCAAGATAGGTTGAGATGCCTTGCTGTCTGCCCTTCAGGACAAGAGCGCGAACCTTGCCCGTCCGCTGCTTTTGGCTTTCCAGGCGACCGTGCAAATAGGATTGCGCACGGTTGAGAATAAGCGGCTCGACCGATCCGGCCTTGGTCCTGATTTTGAGACACTTTTCCGCATAGTGCGGGAAGTCGTCACGCAGTTTCAGGCGGACCCGCTTCTCCCTCTCCGTCAAGCTCACTCAGGGCATCCTCATGATGTAGCGTCATGTCGCCGGAATGCTCGACAGCGGCGAGACGTGGATGAATGTACGGCGCTGCGGCAGTTGCGGCAGCGAAGCGCTCTTTCGGATCAGCAAGCTCATTGCGAAGAACGGACAGCATGTATTCCAGCGGCGTAATCCCGCCTGCCGATGCAGCTTCCGCGATCTCCCGCGTCTTGGCTGTCAGGGAGCCCCTCTTGCGTCCAGCGCCGGGCCTATACCCACCATGCGCCATCTTGATTTGCCTTGATTGTTTTCAATGCGCTGTCTGCGGTTCGCCAAGCTCGACAAGGGAGCGCTGGCCTAATGCGTCTTCCACGAGGAAGGCGGCGGCTTCGTCTGGATCGTCAGTCTCTTCGCCGTTGTCGTCTAGCAGTTCGATGATCTGGCCGGATGAGCCGTCATCGAAATGGATGATGCCCCTATCCCAATCGATATGGCAGCCATCGGACATGGGCGGGCTCGCGATGTGAGGGAACGCGGCGGACGCATGAGCACTGCTCCAATGCGTAGCACGCCGGCTGCGAAGCATTTTTGCCGACGACGGTTCAGGGATGCCGGAGCTTCGGCGCATTGTCAAGCCGCGATGTTCCGCTCATTCACAACCACGGGGGTAAGGCGGCCGAGCACGTTGATCAGGATTTCGATGCGCTCATGGGCGGCGCGGGTGACGATGCCGTTAAAGCTGGCGAATGGTCCGTCTGCGATCCTGACTGGCTTTCCGACAAGCGCCTGACGTGCTTGCTCTGCGGCGCGCTCGGCGTCGAACTCGCGGCCCGACTGGCGATCGTACAGCTCCGTGATCGTCTTCGCCGTAGGGCGGTAGGGAAGCAGGCCCGTGATGTGGCGGCAATCGCGGATCGGCTTGTCGGCGTTCGGGCGAAGGGCGACGAACAGATATCGCGGGAACAGAGGCTGGTTGAGCCTTGTCCTCTCGCGCTTGTCGCGGCGCTCGCGCCAGATCGTCTCCTGCGGATACCATGCGCCGTAGCCGGCGCGTTCAAGCTCGATGGCGGCCTCGCGCTCGCGCCGGGGCTCGCTCATGGCGACGTGCCATTGGGCGGCCGACGGGGGAGCGACCAACGGACTTTCGTCAGTGCGATCACGCTCGCGCATGAGCCGGGGCGTGCGGCCGGGCATGAGCTGCCGCTTGCGAAGCGGGCCGTCGTGCATCATGCGGTAGGCTTTGCTCATGCCCTGTCCTTTCGCTTGATGGACGCCTTCAGCCGGAAATAGGCTTTCAGCCTGCGATCAGATGCCTTGGCAGAAAATGCGGCGAAGGCGGCGCTCACGGTTTCGTTCACCCTGTCCAGCGCCTCTCGGCTGTAGAAGACGGGAACTTGCGCTGCGCCGGTCATCTTGGAAGACGGGAAGATGGTGGCGGCGGCGCTGAACCTCACGGCGTCGTATTCCCTCTCGGCTGACAGCATGTCGGCGTAGGTTGGCCGCTTCACGCTGCGGTCCTTTCGGTCTGGCGGGCGGGGGTGGCGCGGGGCAGGTAGCTGCCGTCGAACTCCTGCGGCCATGCGGCGACGACCGTGAACCGCTCAGCTGTCTCCATGAGGCCGGCGCTCGCCTTCATGCCGATGTGCCGGAAGTAGGCCCGCCACGCCTCCCACTGGTCGGGGTTAGCCTTGACGGTGATGACGGGGATTTTGCCCTTTTCGTAGCCCATGCGGCGGGCGAAATCCGTGGCGCGAGCTTCCCAGGTCTGCGGTGTCACGGGCTCTAGGTAGGAAACGCCTGCCCGTGGCTTCGTCTCGGCGGAGTGGGCCTCAATCTCAGAAAGGCAAGCCGGGAGCGCCGGGAATGCCCCGTTGTTGCGCTTGCGGATCACTGCGTTTGCCGCGGCGGTCAAGCCGGCCGGCGTGATCGTGCTAGGCGCTTTGTCTGCCAACTCGGCGGCAAGGCCCTCTTTGGGCTCGCCGTACAGCTTGCTTTCGATCAGACGAGCGAGGAAGACGCTTTCGATCAGGGTTTGCTTGTCAGTGGCGAGGGCCATTTCCAACGATCCTCAATGCAGGGGGCTTGTCTCTCAGAAACTCGGCTCGGAAGCCGCGCCAGTTGCGCTCGACGCAAAGCCGGATTCCCTCGGTTTCGGTAATGCCGGCGCTCTCAAACTCGCGGATCATGCCGAGCACGGCGTTGTCGGTGAGGGGAGCGTTGTGGGCCTTCCGAACCTTCAAAAAGTCGGCAAGCAAGTCTTCCGGGACGCCAAGCGCGAGAAGCCTGCGCTTTCCTGCATCCTCGGATTTCAGCTTTGGGGCGGGGCTAGGCGCGCGCTCCGCGCGGTCCGAACGTAGTGAGGACTGTTTCTCGACCGTAGGGAGAGAAACATCTTCTCTACTCTCCTCTTCTCTGGGGCGTTCCGCTGCGTTCCCGTGCGTTCCGCTGCGTTCCGCATCGTTCAGCGGCGGGGCGTTTCGTTCCTTCCACGCCTGCTTGCGTGCTGCTGCGGTCGCGTCCTCACGCTTCGGCTGGCGTCGTTCCCAGCCGGATAGCCGCGCGCCGTCCAAAACCTTCCCCTGCATCGCCTGCATGATGGCGGTGACGGCCTCGGCGTCCATGTCAAGTGCGGCGGCGGCGTCTTCGTCATCCCAGCCAGCAAGCGACCCGCGATCGGCCGCGTTGGCGCTGGCATTGACCAGGACGAGGTTGAACACGGCAATGACGCAGGCAAGCGGCTGCCCGCTCTTGCGGGCGATCACGCGCCACTTCGGATCGGTCGGCATATCATGCCAGAGGCGAAGCCAATCGGTCATACCAGCTCCAGCTTCTCAAGAGCGACGATGGGAAACCGCAGGCGGGGGTTGACGCCCTCCCCCCGGTCAATCATGGCGCGGGCGACGGGATCGTTGGCGTGGGGCTCGTACAGGGCGGAGATGGTGGCCTCCCCCAGGTGCGAGCGGACGCGGGAGCCGCTGGCGTAGGTCTTGCCGTTCAATGTGATCGCGTTGGGGCGGCGCTTCATGCGGCCACCGTGGCGCGCGTTGGCACGCCCCATTCGGCGAGGCGGTCGGACATGTCTGAGACGCCGCGAACGATGGCTGTCATGTGTCCGAAGCCGGCAGCGCTCCGCAGGAATTCCGTCTGGGCTTCGGAGACGCGACCCTTGCCGGCCTTGACCTCGACGAACGCAACGCGGCCGTCGGGGAGCAAGATGATCAGATCGGAGACGCCAGCGACGACGCCCATTGACTTGAGGATGCCCGCCTCGGCGCGCGTGCGGTAGCCGCCGTTCGGGACGTGCGCGACGATGGCGCGCGGGATCGCCAGCCGGAGATAGCGGACGATAGCCTGTTGGATAGCTTGCTCTGGGCGGGACGGCATGGCTACCCGCCCCAGCCCATGTAGGCCGCCGGGGTAGCCTGCATCCGGGGGATGATCTTCCCGGCCTTGGCGTCTGCGGCGGCCGTGGCAGCATCGCGGGCGATCAGAGCCGTCGCCTCGCGATAGAGGTCGGCCAAACGGTCGCCCTTGCCGATGATGACCCAGCCGTGGCCCCAACGGTATTCGATGAACGCCGCCGGCCCGTGCCGCTCGGCGGCGAGCCTCGCGTTGACGGCATGGAGGCTGATCTTGACCGATGCCTGCGGGATATCGATCTGTGCGGCGATAGCCCCCGATGAGACGAACGCCCCGCCGGCCGCCAGCAAGCCCAGCACGCAATGCGCCTCGCGGCGCGTGAGGATGGTGCTCACGGCCGCGCCTCCTTCATCAGCTTTTTGGCTTCGTCCAAGAGAGCTTGCGCCTCGTCCAGATAAGCCGCGCGAGGATCAGGGCCGCACGCCCGAGCCAACGCCAATTCATGTTCAAGCCTCTGTCTGTGTTCCTCGATCTGCCCAATGGCGTAGGCAGTGAGCTTGTCCCTGACGGCCGCGTCGATGCGCTTGGCACGGCCCTTGATGAGCCTCATGATCGTGCCGGGCGCTTCGCGGATGCGCCTTGCGACGCTCTTCGCGGCCTGTTCTTGCGTGACGCCGGACGCCCCCTGCTCACGCGCGATGATGCCTCTCGCCATGGTCCTGACGGCGATCGTCACGTCGATACTCCTGGTGTCGATTTGTCCGTGGTTAGGGACGCCCATGCACTCGCTCCTGTGATCCTGTGAGGGACCACGGAGGGCGAACGAATGGAGCGTGTAGGGTCGATTTCGCGGCGCGTGCTTGCGAGGCTGGTCGCCGCGAACGACAATCTGGAATGGGTTGCCGGGGATGCAGCGCGCACCCCTCCCCGGCTAGGGGTCAGACCCGACCTGCTGGCAGAGATCAGCTCCAGCGAGCCAGCCACGCGCTGCAATGAGGTTGCCGGGTCCGACAGCGGACCTCCCCGGCTGAGGCGGGGGCAGGAGATGGGGCCTGCCGCTGTCGAAGAAAGACCCGCCGGGCCGCGAGACAAGGACCGGCGGGGCCGCGCGAGGCTAGGGAGGATCGGTCGCGCGGACAAAGGGGATGAATAGGCGGGGCTCATGTCAGCGCGCCATTCTTATGGTGGCCTCAAACTCGGAAAAAACCTTGTTCGCCGCCATTTTGAGGTCTTTGGTGAGGCCCGTAACGCCGGTTCCCCTGCGTTGAACGCCAGACCAATCCCCGGCCGCATCGAGCGCCTTTGCAAGCCAAAGGGCCTCGGCCTTTTCCAAATTCGACCAGCGGAAAGCCGCCGCAAAGCCGGATTGCAAATGCGTCACGCCCCATGCTTGGCGGAATGGATGCCGATGAGCCGCAAAGGCGCTGCTCTCGCTGGCGATCAGTCCGTCAACCAAGACAGGCCCATCAGGGGTTGCAAGCTCCACCTTTGTTTTAAGCGGGTTCATGCAGCCCTCTCTGGCTGGGCGGGGGTGGGAAGGGCGTTGAAGAAGTCCGGGCGGAGCGCTTCAGCGGGGGAAGGTGATTGAGGGGTCATGCGGCTGACCGGCTGAGTGCGGCTTGATAGGCGTTGGCAGCGGCTTCTTCGCTACTGAAGCGGCCAAGATAAATTTGCCTGCCGCCCAATCGGATGCGGGCCATAAACAGGGAACTGCCCGGAACCCGGCTGTAACCCTTGCCTCGCCTTTGCCCGGCCCTCCGAGGCTCTTCGCCAGGTCGATGATAGTAGCAATTGCGAGAATTCTCGGCGCGAGTGCAAACCCGAAGGTTCAAGCGGCGGTTGTCCATCGTGTTGCCGTTAACGTGGTCAACAACCAAATCCGCAGGCGGCCCCGCAATCTCTCGGTGCAACCGCCAATGGCCCTTCTTCCCGTCAGGGAGGGTGCTTGTGCGTGCGGCATACCACGGGCCAGAAACGCCGCCGCTTTTCAGGGCATACCAATTCCATTGGCCGATATGCGCCGCGTCAGCAGCATCGATGATCGCCACAAACCCTCTGGTCAGGGTCACAAATGCAGCATCACCGTCAATTCGAACTGGGCGAGGCTGAGGCTTCCTGCTCATGCTGCCTCCCCGAACACATCAGGGCGAAGCTGAGCAGCGGGAATGCCTGTCTTTTCCGAAACAGCCGGGACGCGGCGCGGGTCAATATTGCGGCGTCCCCGCTCAATGTCGGAAACAGCCCCGCGTGTAAGACCAATCAGAGCGCCCATTTCCTTGAGCGTCAGGTTTTGGTCCTTCCGGAACTTGGCAAGTGGATGCGTCATGGCCCTTAAGTACGCTATATGCGTACCAAGCGCAAGCCCCTTGTTCGCAGGGCGCGTGACGACATGAGCCTTGCCCACGGGCATCATCGAGAAATGGTCGAGAAGATTCATAACAAGCGGCCATTGCGTTGGTTTTTGCGCGAATGGCGGCAGCACCGAGGGTTTACGCTTGAGCAGGTCGCGGACCGGCTTGAGACGACACGGGGTGTTGTGTCAGAGCTTGAGCGCGGCGAACGGCGCATGAATGATGGATGGATATCCGGCTTCGCCTGGGTTTATGGATGCGAACCGGCTGATCTATTCCACGATCCGAAGCGCCCGACGCCAAACGAGCTATTAGCGCAATCGGCCAGTATGATGATGGACGCGACGCCTGAACAGACAGCGCGCATCGTGGACTTCATTCAATTTACCCTCCGCAAAGCCAGCTGAATACCCCTTGAATTTTTGGGGGTCGCCCTGCGGCGATTCGCCCGCCATAAATTGCTTGTTCGCAAATAGCGTATTTTTCCGCTTGCGCACTGTCCGCACATAGCGTACATAAGGCTTACCGAACAACGGGAGCTACCGATGACCGCCGCAGCCGACCTGAACCACACGCCAGTCAAGCCCCGGTTTGACCCGTTCGCAAAGAACTTCGTCGGCGGGTATGCCCCCGATCACATCGCCCGCGCTCATGAGCGTCTGCTGGCTACCATCAAGGGGCCGGGCGTTCTGAAGCGCGATCTGCGCGGCTGCCCTGACATGACGGAGGAGTTGGCCGACGAAGCGCAGGAAAGCGTTCGGATCGTGCTCGCCGCCGTCGCCGCTTGGGCGAACGAAATCCGCGATGAATACAAGTCTCACGGCGCGGATGTCGGCTCCGAAATGGACGCCGACCCCTACCAGTACGACGTGTACGTGCGCTTCACCGGGGAGGATCGGTGATGACCCTCGCCTGGCACTTCGTCGGCGACACGCTCCGCGACGGCCGCCCCATTCCCGCCGATGGCGAATGGCTGCGGCATGAGGGCAAAATTGAGCCTTGCAAATCCGGCCTTCACGCCAGCGTCAAGTTGATTGATGCGCTGCAATACGCGCCGGGCGGCACGCTCTGCCGTGTCGAGATGCGCGGCGATCTGATCGAGCACGACGGCAACAAGATCGTCGCCCGCGAGCGTCGCATTTTGTGGCGCTTCGACGCGACGGACATGCTGCGCGCATTCGCCCGCCAGTGCGCGCTTGATGTCATCCATCTGTGGGATGCCCCTCAGGTCGTCCGCGATTACCTGGAGACCGGCGACGAAAATCTCAGGGCCGCCGCGTGGGTCGCCGCGAGGGACGCCGCGTGGGTCGCCGCGAGGGACGGCGCGTGGGTCGCCGCGAGGGACGCCGCGTGGGACGGCGCGAGGGACGCCGCGAGGGCCGCCGCGAGGGACGCCGCGTGGGCCGCCGCGAGGGACGCCGCGTGGGCCGCCGCGTGGGACGGCGCGTGGGCCGCCGCGTGGGACGGCGCGAGGGACGGCCAATCAGCCCGCCTAGATCAAATGGTCGCGGCCGAAGCCGCCAAGCGCTGTTTCGCGCTCAACCCGGAGATCGCCCGATGACCGCGAAGCACACCCCCGGCCCGTGGGTAGCGAAGCATGACTTTCGCCGCCACCGTCCACACTATGTTGAATCTTCCGAGGCGCATATCGCTGACATTCTGCCCTGCGCCATTAATGAAAAGATGGACGCCGAGGCAGCCGCCAACGCCCGCCTGATCGCGGCGACTCCTGATCTGTTGGAGGCGCTGCGTAATCTGCTCGCCGCCAACGACGCGGCTCAGCTGGCGCTTTGCGGAGGGCCAGATATCCCCGGCTTCGACCCGCAGGCTTTGCCTGAGGCTCAGAAGCAAGTGTGCATCGCCGAAGACGCCGCCCGCGCCGCCCTCGCCAAAGCAGGTGAAGCATGATCCGCGACATCCTGCGGGAAATCCCCGCGTTCATCGCCACTGGCATCGCGTGCGGCACCTTCGCGGCTGCAATCATTCTGATCGTTGGAGGGTGAGATGGGCGACAACCGCTTCACCCGCTTCCTCGATTGGCTGGACGATACCGGACTTTCGATCGTCCCGGCTGTCATCACCATCATCGGCTGGCCGACGTTCATGATCCTCGTCCTTTCGGGATGGAGGCGCTGATGGACATCGCTTCCCTTGATCGCGTCCGCATGTCGGTCGTTTCAGACTGCAAGCGCCTGCCGCCCAAGAGCCTAGAGCGGATCATCTACGGCAGAGTCCTGAGCTATCTGACCCGCGCCCGCAACGCTCTCGCCGCCGGCCGCGCCGACCTTGCCGAAACCCTAGCACAACACGCCGTCGCCGTCGCGCGCGGCTTGGAAAGGATCAACGCATGAGCGTCGCAGTCGCCGAGATTGGGCACAACAACCCGCCGGAGCCAACGCCGTTTGAGCGCGTGTCCGGTCGCATCGCCGACCTCATGGCCGAGGCGCAAAATTGGCTTGACGGATCAGGCGTCACTTCGCAGGCCGAAGCCGATGGCGTGTCAAAGCTGCTGAGCGACATTCGTCGGGCATCGAATGACGCCGAGGATGCACGCAAGGCCGAGGCGAAGCCGTTCGATGACGGCAAGGCCGAAGTGCAGGCGCGATACAAGCCGCTGCTCGCCCGCGCCGACCTCGCATCCGACACATGCAAGCGGGCGCTGCGGCCGTTCCTTGAGAAGGTCGAAGCTGAAAAGCGCGCCGTAGCCGAGGCCGCTCGCAAGGAAGCCGAGGCCAAGGCTGCAGCGGCACGTCAGGCTATGGCCGAAGCTGACAGCCTCGACATTGCTGCCCGCGAAAAAGCCGAGGCGCTGGCGGCGCAAGCCAAGGCAGCAGAGAAGGCTGCCAGCAAGGCGGAAGCCGACAAGGCCGCCGGCAAGGGCGGGGCGCGCGCCGTCACGCTGCGGAGCGTCTGGCGAGCCGAAATGACCGACCGCGCCGCCGCCTGCCGCCATTTCTGGAAACACCATCCCGAAGGCTTCGACGAAGCGCTGAACACCATGGCGGCGCAGGCCGTCCGTTCTGGCGCCCGCGAAATCCCCGGGTTCACCGTCACCGAAGAGAAGGTTGCGCAGTGATGCACACGATCATGTCAGAGAACATCGCCGACCTCGCCGTCGCACTCGCGAAGGCGCAGGGCGTGATCCAAAACCCGATCAAGGACAAGGCTAACCCGCACTTCAAATCCACTTATGCCGACATTGCGTCTGGCCTTGATGTGGTTCGACCTGCGTTTTCTATGCACGGGCTTTCCGTGATGCAGATCCCCGAAGTCCATGAGGACCAAGTGATCATCCGCACTCAGATCACGCACGCAAGCGGGCAGTGGATCGCAGGCTTCTACCCCGTCAGCAAGATTGCCCAGCATCAGGCGATGGGCGCTGCCATGACCTATGCGAAGCGCCAAGCCTTGTTCGCCATGGCGGGCATTGCGGGCGATGATGACGACGACGGCAACACCGCATCCGAACCCGAGCGCGCGCCGCCCAAGCCGCAGGACAAGGCCGAACCTGTTGCCGACCGCATGATAGCCGCCATCGCTAAGACGGACAGCGCCGTCGCGCTCGGCGAGTGGTGGATCAATCCAAAGGTGAAGGGCGCTTACGCCGGACTCGGCACGTCTGACAAGGCGCGCGTTGACAGCGCCCGCGTTCGCCGCCTCGCCGACCTGCAGGACGAAGCCCCGGCAGCCGGCGAAGACCCGTTTGCGGAGGCCGCATGAGGTACGTCGCCCACTTGACTGTGAACGAGCGCCGCGTCTCGCCGATCAATGCGGCTCGACTGTTCCTGCTTCATAAGTTCGACACTTGCGAAATCGCTTGGGCGCTTGGAATCAAGGAAGCGCAGGCCGCGCGGCTGTTGCGCGCCGGCCTGTCTGACCCGGCGTCCGACAGGTTTCGCGCCGACAAGCGTTTCGGGGGTGCAGCATGACCGCACCGCTCCCCCTCCGGTACATGGGCGACGGCGAGTTTGAAACGCCTCGCGGATGGAAGGCCCGCGCTGATGCGGCCTACGTCATTGGCCAGGTGTACCTGATGACGCCGCAGGAGGAACGGTCGCGTAAGATGCACGCGGCCTACTTCTGCCGTATCAAGGAAGCTTGGACGAACCTCCCGGAAAAACTGACGCGGGATTACCCCAGCGACGAGCATCTGCGCAAAGCCGCGCTGATCCGCACCGGCTTCACCAAGTCGACGACGCCGATCCTCTGCGACAGCGACCAAGCCGCGTTCGAGCTTGCGCTCATGGCGAAGAAGCTTGACAGCTACGCCATCGCCGACGTGACCGGCCGTCTCTGCACGATCCACATCGCCGAGAGCCAGTCCTACGCTTGCATGGGCAAGAAACGGTTCATGGGAAGCATGGACGCGACGGAAAACTGGATCGCTCAGCTGATCGGTTGCCACCCCTCGGAACTGCGGAGGGCGGCATGACAGCGCCACGGAGGTTCACCGCCGAGGACGTGCGATCGGCGATCGACTATGATCCAGAGGCCGGCGTTTTCCGATGGAAGCACCGGGCCGATCGTTCGACCCGGTGGAATGGTCGCTACGCTGGCAAGGTCGCCGGTCGCGCTTGGTCGCCGAAGCCAGGAAGCTTCTACTGGGTGATCCGCCTCAACGACTGGCCCCTGCTTGGCCATACCGCCGCATGGCTTTTCATGACCGGCGAGTACCCAGCCTTCGTGGTCGACCACAAGGATTTGGACGGGCTGAACAACAGGTGGGACAACCTTCGCGCAGCAACCTACCGGCAGAACAATTATAACCGGAGGCCTGCGCGAAATAACACATCGGGCGCCAAAGGCGTCTGCTACTGCCGGCGCAAAAATCGTTACCGGGCCTACATCACTGAAGGCGGGCGACAGAAGTACCTTGGTTACTTTCTGACGGTCGAGGAAGCCGCCCAAGCTTACGCTCGCGCCGCCTCTGTGGTGGCCGGAGAGTTTGCGAGGGGAGCCGCATGAAGCGCCGCGAGTTCACGAAGGCGCAAAAGGCCGAAATGCTCCGCCGCGCGTCCGACCCGCAGAGCCGCATCAAATGCGAAGGCTGCGGCATTGACGTGACCGGGAAGGACATCGAGTTCGACCACACGATTGCCGAGGCGCTTATCCTCGACAAGACGCGACCTCTGACGGCTGACGATGGAAAGCTGCTCGGCAAGGGCTGCTGCCACCGTGGCCCTGACGGGAAGACCGCGCGGGACGTGGCCGCCATTGCCGAGGCCAAGCGCCGGGAGGCGGCACGAGGCGGGTTCGCATCGTCGCGCCCGTCGGGCTTCCCGCCGCCCGCCCGCCGTGGCCGCGCCAGCGCGCCACTGGCGAAACAACTGCCGCCGAGGAGGATGGGATGAGCTATTTCGACAAGATCATGGAAGTTGGCGATCTGCTGATCGTCGAAACTGGTGAATACGACGATTTCGGCTATGACGCGCCGCTGCGAATGGTGGTTCCAATGTCGCGCCGCCAGATTGCAGATGCCTACCTGATGCACTGGCGTCGCCCAAAAGTCTCGCTTGGCAGCCCAGAAAAGAAGCCCCCATGCAAGGGCTTCCGCCCTTGGATCATTGCCGCTGGCTTCGCGGTGGAAGTTCCAAACTTCCACACTTGGCACATAGGGGGGTGTTACGGGGACTATTTCTGCCCAGACACCGCAGGCGATTTTTGGGCGGGGGGCGATACATGACCCGCCGCCTCTCCCTTCGCTCCTACGCCAGCCGAGCCAAGGAAGCCGCCGCCGAGCTTGGGCAGATCGTCGCGGCAATCGAGGTGCAGCCGGACGGCCGCGTCCGTGTCGAGTTTGCGCCGCCGCCCGTGGTGAAGCAGGATGGCCCGCCCAAACCGCAGATTGTCCCCGATGGCAAAGCTCCCCGTGTTCGAACCGCCGCCTAACGTCTATGCCGTCAGGAAGCGGCTCGCCAACGGGACCGTGCGGCTCTACTGGTATCACCAGCCGCACCGGAACGACCCCGCGCGCCGGAAGCCGGCGACACGCCTCCCCGAGCCGAACACGCCGGAATGGTTCGCCGCGCTCGCCGGGCTGGCGGGCAAGCCGGAAGCCATCGCCACGCCGACCGTGGATGACCTGTGGCACGCCTACTCGACCGGCCCGACATGGCCGGAAGCCGCCGGCAGTCAGCGCCTGTACCGGCTGATCTATCGGGCTCACATTCAGCCGAGCTTCGGCGCATCGGCCATATCCGCCATCACAGCGCCGCTCGTGGTCGAACTGCGGGACAGCCGCGCCCACAAGCCGCAGACCGCGAACATGATCTTGTCTGTCATTTCCGCCATGTGGACGCGCGCCATCGAAAAGGGATGGGCGACACAGAATGTCGGCAAGGTGTCGCGGCTTCGCGTTGACCCAAAAGAGGCCCGGCCCGTCAGCCCCGAGGCATGGGCGGCGCTCACGCATCCCGAAGCCCCGATGGCGCTTCGCCGCTTCGCCTATCTCGCCAGGGGAACCGGACAGCGCATCAGCGACATCCTCACCATGCGCCCGTCCATGCGGGAGGATGACGGCATTCGCCATGCTGTTCAGAAGCTCGGCAAGGCCGACCATTGGTCGCCCGTCCGCCCCGATCTGCTTGCCGAGATCGATGGCTGGCGAGCATGGAAGACGCGCCCCTACATGCACGTTGGCAACGAGCCGATGACGGACGTCAGGTTCCGCCGGCTGTGGGATCGCTGGGCATCGGACGAGCGCGGCAAGGCGCTGGCGGATTATCGCCCGCACGACCTTCGGGCGACGTGCGTATGCGATGACCGCCTCGACGGATTGACCGAGCTGGAGATTTCCGTCCGGCGCTGCATGGATGTGGCGAACGTGCGGAAATACTCCCGCCACATCAATCAGAAGCAGGCCGCGCAAGCCCCGGAAAAAAGACGCAAAGGCGCTTGACCGCGTACTACGTTTAGCATACGCTTTGGGCCATGGAAGAACCACGGAAACCGACCGCGATCAGACTGTCAGACGCCGAGCGCGCCTTGATGTCGAAGGCCGCGAAGGCGTCGTCAGAGACGCTCGCAGGATGGATGCGGCGCACTCTGGTTGAAGCCGCCAAGCGCGCGATCAAACGGGAGAAATAAGATGGTGACAACACAACTGCCCACAAAAGAGAACCGCTACGGCCAGACGTTGTATCCCGTCTTCGGGATGCAGCGCGCCGATTGGAAGCTAGGGGCAAAGCCTGATGGCTACCGGCGCTGCAGCGGCGGCGCGGCTGCCGTCATCCGCGACGCCATGGGCGACCCCGACATCGACGCGACATGCGTTGAATGGGATAGCGAGCTTGGCGCGTACTTCGCCGCCGGGTGAACAGAACAAGAGCAGGATGGCGACGGGAGAAAGAGTGATGGGCGATATCGCTAGGGCTGTTGAGATGCTGAGAATTGCAGCCAAGTATATCCGCGAGAGCGACGATTGTGATCGGCTAGTCCCATACGACGGCGCTGAATGCGACGGCCTTTGCATTGCCGACGATTGCGACTTCGCGGCCGATGCACTCTCCGAACAGAACAAGTCCGAAACGCTTGCCGAACCTGAGAACCGCCGGCCAGAAATGAGAACTGCGCCACCTAAAGCATTGGAATCGTTAACTTCGGAATTAACGCCGGGTTAACGATTTCGCAAAGCATGAAATATCAATCAAATCATGGGGTTAACGGGCGATGGCAGACAAATCAGAATGCGAACTTTCGGCTCAAAAGGCCGGAACGCCAGCCGAACAGAGCGCAAACGTGAAAAATGGATTGAGCATCGCAATCCATAAAACGCGGAATGCGCTTCGGCCAATTCGGCGCATCGGCGACATCGCAGAGGTGCCACTGAGCAATGGCAGTGTGGCTGTCATCGACGCAGCCGACATCCCGTTGGTCGAAATGCGGAACTGGACGCGCTCTTGTCCGCAGAGGCGGCAAAGCTACGCCTTTTGCAGACTGTACAAGGACAAGAAGTCAATTCGTCTTACGCTTCACGGCGTGATCATGCAGCCCCCGCCTGGATATGTAGTGGATCATATTGATGGCGATGGGCTGAACAATCGTCGGCTGAACTTGCGCCTTGCCACCCTTGCGGAGAATGCGCGCAATCGGCGGCTCGATGTTGACAGCCGGTCTGGGCTCAAGGGCGTCACCTGGCACAAGAAGGGACGTAAGTGGAATGCCCGCATCAATGTTGGCGGGCAGATAATGCATCTTGGCCTTTTCGAAACTGCCGATGCGGCGCACGCGGCCTACATGGAAGCGGCGAATTTTCATTTCGGCGAATTTGCGAGGGCAACATGACTGAGACAAAGGAAATCACTGCCACCTCCCTCCCCGGAGCCCACAGATGACACGCGATGACTGGATTGACCTCGCCGAGCGATGCGAGAAGGCGGCGAGGCCGGATCGGGAGATAGACGCCCTGATCTGGCAGGCCGTCTATCCGAATGCCTCGCTGAAGCATGCTCGCCGAGGCCTCATGATTATCGCGGCCGATGGTGAGGTGTCGCTGTCTGCAGTGACGGTGGGCGGGCATGACCACCCGGATGCTGTTGCCGATTCTTTT